TGAACTGGTCAAGCTGTTCGCCGTGTTTGTCAACGAGCTTGCGAAGTTAGTGACCAGTGTGCTCACGTTCGTCAGAAGCATCGGGATGCCCTGCGCGAAGAATGTCGATATCGCCGCAGGAAGCGATCTGATCATCGTTCCGAGCATCGGGATGAAATTCCCGAAAAAGAACGTGCTCGCAGATGTCATCAGCGTGCTCAGCGATTCGCTGACGTTCTCGCCTATCGCGAGCGAGCCCATGAAGTTTTGAGCCGCCGCCTTCATTGCATTGAATGAACCGCTGAAGGTCTCGGATGCTTCAGCTGCAGCCACGCCTGTCAGACCTAAATCGCCCTGTATGACGTGGATAGCATCGTAGACATCGCCGAGGTTGTCGATGTTGTACTCGACTCCTGTCAGCTTCTGAGCGTCTGCCAAGAGCCTCTCCATTTCTGATTTTGTACCACCATACCCTAATTTGCATTGGTGTTAGCTGCACCTTCATTATTAGCGTTATAAGCGCAGATCAGACTATCGCTTCTCCCTCTCGGGAGTCCTCTCACTTAGTCGTTCACGCTGGCATTACCCTTGCGCCCTGTCATCCCCGCCGGGAAGTCCAAGTCAATCAGAGAGGATTCGCACATCGCCCTTCATTTATGCGGCGAGTGCCCCCATTGTGTTAAGGTTATCGAGCATGGTGTAATTTTGTTTTGCAAATCCCTGATAAGCCATCTGGACCGATTCGATGTCAGTGCCCATCTTTGCGCTGTTGTCGGCCATGTCCATGATCGCAGTGTTAGCCGCCTTTGCCGCTTTGGTAACATCTCCACCGAATGCGTTCTTCAGTGCCGCTCCGAATGATACGGCCTGTTCTGAGTAGTCATTCATCGAGATGCCCGCAGCTGCAGCTTCTCTCGCGTATCCTCTTGCGGCTTCTGCCGCCTCACCATAGAGTGTGTCGAGACCGCCAAAATATGACTGCTGGAGCTTTGCGCCCTCATCGAGCGAGGTTTTGATCACAGCACCGATCGCGGCCGCCTTGAGCGCTTTTTTCGCAAACGATCCGATCTTAGTTCCCACTCCGGTCCCTGCGGACTCGGCCTCGCCTCCGAGAGCTTCAGAAATGGAGCCTTTGATTCCCTGAGCGGATGGCACTATCTGGACATAAGCAGTTCCGAGTGTTGTTCCCGCCATGTTATTCTCCTCTTATTCGTTTCAGTGCCGCCTCGAACTCTGCAGCTGTTCTGAAACCTTTTACTTTTGATTTTGTTGTTTCGCCTTGCAATGCGTCCGTAAACAGGAATGGTTTGCTGCGCCTTGCATCCTTACTGAAGCCCAGCCTCAGCAGAGACAGGTTATCAGCTATAGCGGCGAGTATCGTTGTATCAATGCCGACCGATGCGCCGGCGGCTTTGAGTTTTATCCGTGAATCGTCCCTCAAACCAGCAGACAAGGTCGCCACCAGTCTGACCGGAAGCGACCTGTAATCATAGATCTGATATGTCTCGGCAAGATCGCAAATCAGTGCGTCCTCATCAAGATTGATCATGCTGGCGAGGGTTATGAGTTTTTTGTTTCACCTGCGGACTCCAAGATTTCCCTGAGCGCATCAACCATAGCTGTGCTCCGGACCTTCCCCGAGTCATCCCTGAGATGCTCTTTAAGAGCGTTGACGCCTTCTCTTCCGAGCAGCATCCTTGCTGCCTTGACTATTAGGCCGGTCTCGCCTTCGTCAATGTCTCCGAGCACTTCGAGAAATTCCCAATCATCGGCCGTTGAGTCAATGATCTCCACTTCGAATCCGTCATTGAGTTTTACTTTCATGGGTCACCTCCTTCAGTCCGCACTATGCGGTCTGCTTGATGTACTCGTAGTGAGTATTGCCCGATTCGTCAGGCAGAGCAGTGATGGTCACCTCGTAGCCAACAGCGTCAGAGTCAGTGTACTCGATGTCTCCGATCTCGGAGATCTTTCCGTGTGGGATTACCACCCTCTTTACCGTGTTGCTATTCATAACCATGTCGATTGCCCAGACTGCTTCTTCTGGCTCATCAGCATTTGCCTCGATTGTGATGCCGTTCGTGCCGGTCAGAGTGCCCGTAACGTTGTTTGAGCCATATACGGCTTTGAGCACTTCCACGTTCAGGACTTCAATAAGAGTGAACTGGAATGTATCAGTTTTCTCTTCCTGAATGTTCAGAACTGTGTCGCCGCCCCATGCCTTGATGTCTGTGGTCTCAGGGCTGTTGCTGTTTGTCAGGCCATCCTCACTACAATAGCCGAGTGCCTTGAAGTCGGCAGCAAGTGCGGTCGTTGCGTCTGTCGGAAGAGTCGTGCCCTTTGCCGCTCTCCAGATGGCTCCGCCTATCGCCGGCTTACCAGCACTTACGTTTCCTACTGTCTGTGCCATTAATTTGCCTCCTAATAATGAGTTATCTGATACACGGCTTGCCAGCGATACTGCTTCGTGGCCGTGTTCGTAAAGTTGTAATCTGTTTCGAGCTCGACTCGTGTGATCTTGTCGAGTTCAGCGAAGTTCTCCATTGCCGATTCCACAGCCTGATTAAGAAGCATCGCATCGTAAAGGGATGCTTCGTAAGACTGTATGGCGAATGTTGTTGTGGTAATGTGGTTCGTGCGGCTGCTGCCTGTCTGATCTATAAGCACATACCCCGTTGTCTGTTTTGGCGCTTCCATTACGACCGGAACGGTCAGTTCATGTGATAGGAAGTCCAACAGTGTTTTCGCTATCATTGGCCACCTCCTAACGCCTTGAGCAAAGTGTTGTTTTCATAGTTATCTTTACGGGCTTCGTAGTTGTCCGCTCTTATGGTTGTGACAGCTATCCAGTTGATGGTCCTTGTGTTCATGCTGTATTCTGCACCATTCACTTGCGCCATAGACTGCGCGCCCGACAGGACCCGGCTCCCGTGCTGGATGAGCTCGCTTTGCATTGCGGAGCTTTTCATCAACTCATTCAAACCCGGAAGATTTAGTTTGAATTTAACCTTGCTCATATCTCTCAACCCTGACCTTCTTGTTCCACCCGAGCGGGATAAGCCACTCGATGCCCTCCTCAGGCATTTCGATGATCCTCCAGTCTCTGCCAAAAAAACTGACCCTTTTGCCAGCTTCCCAGTCATGAGCATCACCTTTAGGGATCGCAAGAATGTAATCACCTTTGCGCCCCTCAAGGTTTGTCGGCTCAAGGACCTCCATTGCTCCTGATGGAGCTATAAGCACGTTCTGAACGCTTACAGCTGTTTCCGTATAGATCGGATGGTTCAACGCGTCAACGCCAGTTGCTACCTGCTCATACAGGATTACAGTTGTGCCTCTCATGGCGTGACCTCCTTCGGGACCATCTCCTCAACAGGACTGTAGGACCCAATACGATCACCGGTTCTGAGCATCTTTTTCTCGAGTTTCCCGATATAAAGTTCTCCCGCTGATCCGGATCCAAGCGTCCAGCTTTGAGAATACCCCAGTGCTGACATTGATCCCTGAGTGGCGCCCATCGGTATCCCTGCCTCAGATCCGTCCCCGAGGGCTCTGATTACCATGCGGCAGGACACGATCATCTTCGCGTATTCGCTGGCTTCTTCGTTGTAAGCGTCAATAATGGCTGCAGCATCATCCAACAAGTTAGAACACACTGTCTGTTCTGTTGTCGACAGCACTCTCATCATTCGATTCTGAACATCGTTGATTGTTGCATATGCCATTGCCATCACCTCACTTTGTTTTCTTCGCTGATTTCGGTTTGCTCTTCGGCTTCTCCTTAGTGGTCTTTGGAGTAGTATCGGCCAGTTTGTGACCGGCCGATATATACTCATCTACTCTCTCTTCCGCGACCCACATCACGGAACCGAGGAGCCTGTTGATCATCTTGACCACGCTCGGTTTATTCCTCAGTCAGTCTGTTGAAGCAGTTGACATCGGCGCGGAATCCGATCTCGATCTCTGCTCTTACTGCAAACATGTTCTGCTGGAACAGGTTGATTGTTGTGGCACCACTTACAAGTGTAGCGTCGCTGGAGTAGTCGATAACTACGCCTTCAACTGTTCCGTACATAGCCTGTGTCCAGTCACCGGCAACGCCGAGGACCTTTCCGGTTGCGTTATACATGCCCTTATTGACCTTAACAGGTGCTCCGAGAACCATTGGGACTGCTCCCTCTGCTACAGAGTTGATGAAGAGCGGTCTCTCGGTGCCGTCCTTAGCAGCAAGCAGAACGCCCTTGCCCTGTGGAGAAAGTGCGATTCCGTTCATGATTCCGCCATGTGTTGCGATATCTGTGTCTGCTGCAACAAGTCCATCATATGTGTCTGTTCCGATAACCTGAGCAGTTGCAGCTGCGAATGTGTCGAAGTTGCTTCCAGGAGCCTGAACAGCGCCGACTACTGTTGCATCGAACTTCTGAGCGAGAGCAAGCGGAAGTCTGCGAACAAGCTCATCGTACAGAGCGGCCGCATCTCTTCTGAATTCGTTCGAGAATGGAACGATAACAGCAAGCTTATAAGGCTCCATGATCTTTGTTTCAAGGCTTGGGTTTGAAACTGGCTTTGCAGCTGTCTCAGCTACCCATGCAGCCTGAGGATCTCCAGTGATAACAGGGATCGATACGCCCCTGCCAGGGAGCTGGATCTGTCTTGCAAGGCTCATTACTGCGGATGCTTCCTGAGTCTTTGCGAGGATTTCTGCAGCGACTTCTGGTGGAAGTGAAATGTTAGTTCTGTTTGTAGATACTCCTGCCATTGTTTTATTCTCCTTTATAAAACCTGATTAAAATATTCTGCGAATTGATCGCGTGTCTCTTTTTTAGGTGTGCCAATCGGCTCGCCTCCATCTGGAACACTTGGGTAACTACTCGGTTTAGCAAATTCAAGGATCTGCTTTGCTTGTGCCTCGCATGCTTCTTTTGTGTCACCAGTCAGCAAGTGAGCCGGAACGCCAACAGCCTTCGAGACCTCTTCTCGTGTTAGGCGGACCGCTTCGGCAGCCTTCATTGAGTCAAGCTCTGACTGCAAGCCATTCGCTCTATCGATGGCCTCCTGAAGTGCCGTGCTGTTGCTTTCCACACTTTTAAGCTTGTCCTGTGCATCTTTGAGCGATGTCTGTAGCTCCTCGATTCCCCTCTTTGCGTTGTTGATGTCATTGCCGTTAATGCTCATCAGCGCATTGATCTGGTCATCGGTTGCCTCCGGGAAGAGGCTTGTGATGTCTGTGCGTTTCATATTGGTTCCTTTCTCCGATACGCTTTTTACGAGGTTGCTTCTCGTTCGGTCGCATTGCTTTACGTCCCGCCGGACTAATTTGTATATGAAAAAAGGACTGTTGCCAGTCCTCTAATCAACATTGATTTCTTCAGCTTCGGAGCTGTCCCGCTCCCTTCTTTTCGCATATGCGCTTCGCTTTTGCTCGTTGATGGTTTCCTTATTCTCTGCGTAAAACTCCCGCCTGAGCGCGTTTATTCGCTGTGTAGGAGTGTTCCCATCAGCGTCCTCATACATCTTGAGATACTCGTCAGGGTTATAACCTTCTACATCCACTCTGTCGGACAATCTGACCGCATATGTGCAGTCACAGTTCGCATGGACATGTTCCGCATGCCCGTTCTTGATCGCTTTTCTCGATGCTTTCTGCCATCCTCTCGATGCAAGCGTGAGACAAAACGCGCAGGTGTCCCCGGATGGGATCCAGGCCCATTCTGCTCCATCACGCAGCGCATTCTGCTGCATAGTATCCACACCGACCAGTTTAACCTGACGCCCGATGGCGCTCGAGGTCAGTTCAGGATTCTGCCGGATGGTCCCATAGACTGCCTTCGCGATATCTCCATACGATGCAGTTTTGGCAGGGACTGCTGGCGGGACTACTTTGCCTGATAACACCGCAAGCGCATCGTACATCTCGCAAGCTAACGCCCCAGACGCCTCTCCGTACTTTGTAGCCAATGCGAAGGCGTATTCGATGAACCTCTGCATTTCTGCCGGTGTAGCGATTGGATGCGTCCTGATATAAGTCAGCGCTTCATCTGCCGCTTTGTCGCTTATTTTCCGAAGATCCGCGATGTATTTGTTCCATGACTTTCGTGATATGGTAGCCATTACTCACCCAATTCTTCAAGGACTTGAAGCCCTCGTTCTCTCTGCTCCTGTGCCTTGATGCGTCTGATATCAGCCTGATCAAATCCGATCATCTCGAGGAATGTGTCGGTCCCTGCAAATTCAGGGCGAGCTGAAGCGATCTTGATAGCTGCGTCAGCCGTTACTGCTACAGATGGCATTGCTGGATTTTTGAAATGTGCAACAATGCTTTTCTGCGTGTCTGTGAGCTGATCAAGTGTGATATTGTTTGCGATCGCAAGGGCCATCATGCCGATAACTCTCAGTGAATCGCCGTTGCGCTCATTGAGCTGTTCAGCCATTGAGACGAGTGTCTGAGACTGTGCCAGTATAGCGTCCGAGCTTGTTGGATTCGCATCGTTGACCACTCCGGTATCCGTCACTGTCAAGCCGGAAGCTGCACTGAACTGTGTGGCGAGGATCCTGAGCATTTCCACATGCGGAGAAATACTGCCCTGCTGGAGCTGCCCGAATGATGGTTTCTCGCCGGTCTCAGGGTTTACAGTTGACGCGAGAATATTGCCGACATACTGCTTGAATTTCTGATTTACGATTTGATCATATTGATCATCAGTAACACCCAGCAGATATTTCTGCGGTGCCGTGCTGAACTCAAGCCCAATCGTAGCGTTGGCAATGGTCCTGACATAGCCCTGGATAAGTCTGCGGATAGGTTCCTTGATTCTGGACTGACCGAACGGTTTCGCGCTTGTCGGGTTGTAAATGAATGGCTCCATTAACGGGCGCCCCATCTTGTGACGATGTTCTTCAGCGCTCCAGATCTGTCCCTCACGTTTTAGCACCCAAATAGCTTCATCCGTATACAGATTTATAACCGATGGGGTCCATATCGTCAGGTTGTTTTCAGGTGCCGTGTCAGTAATCGCAAAGCCGTAAGCTATGCGCCCTTTTTCCCCATCCCACACTGCCGCTGCCGACTTTGCCGAATGGAATCTGATACGACATCGAATCCCTGGATCGGCGGAAAGTGTTGCAAACGAGCAGCCGATCTTCAACTCATCGCGGCATGTCTTCGGATATTCAGCTACAAGATTGTTTGCTCTGACGATTTCAGTCAGCTCATCGACCTCCTCGCCATTTTCCCCGACAAAACCGTCAAACATAGATCTGCTTGCAAGGACGTCCACAGTCTTGGCCCCCCAGGAGCATCCGATTTCGAGACCGCGCATGCCCTGAGGCAATGCGATCCCAAGATTCACTTCGCCAAGTGAGATCTTCCCCTCATAATACCGATCTTTTTCTTCGTTCTTGATAGTTGCATTCTGATAGACTGTCAGGAGATTTGCGAGCATAGCCTGCTCTTTTGCTCCCAGCCCTGTTACCTTTTCAGGCGCAATTGATATAATCATCTAACCAATCCTCATCTTCTTGTTTGGGTTCCTTTTACTGTTTCGCGCGCCCCATAACGCAAGGGACGCCGCCTCAATAGGGATGGAATTGTCTCCACCGAGACACCAGCCCCCGCCGACTGAGCGCTTTGTTGAAGTGACTGCGCTCTCATTCAGTGCTTCTTGCAAATGGAACCATGTTAGTGTCCCTTCGTTGATCTCATTTATAAGAGTCCCTGTTGCAGCGATCATATCCTTTGTGGATGGTCTCACAACTGAGCCTTTTATCTTCCAGGTGTCAGCTATACGCTCTACTAAGACATCAACTCCGTTCCGTCCATCTATGACTACGCAACAAGCTTTGCTGTATCTTTCGTTGAGCCAGTCAGCAAGCCACCCAATGCCTCGCCCTGTCGGCTGCGTCTCGATGAGCGAGATCCTTGCAGGGCCAGCTTCAGGGATGACTGCACCACATAGCGCAACCATTGACCCATCTGCTGAGAATTTAATGCCGTAAGCTGTTTTGCCTTCAGGCTTAGGCAGCTCCGACTTACATGATTCCCACTTTGCCCGGTCTATTGCATAATCAAGTTCATGATTGACCACTGGTGTCCACCAGCCAAGTCGCTCCCGGGCGAAGCCATCCTTTGACATTGACCGCATTTCCTCAGCTGTAAACTCCTCGTCGAGCCGTATTCCCAGCGCGGGATTCGCCATATACCACAGATCCGCGTCGGATATATTGATGTCCGCTATGCCATCAGCCGCCACGCTCCATTCGTGCCAGCAATCATGCTTGCCCGGCTCGTCGATACAGGCTGTGCGTCTGCGCCTGAATACGTCGCCCGGGCACCCCGGATACGGAGGCGTCCCTGTATATATCAGCTGCCTTGTTCCCGTTGCGCTTGCGCTCAGTGTGGCCATGATCGCCTCGACCTGATCGTCGGTCAGCTCTTGCGCCTCGTCATATACGACAAGGCTGATGCCGTCAAAGCCTCGCGCTGCCTGACGTGACCTTGCCGAGAACTCAATCGAGCCGCCGTTCAATAGTTCGATTGATTCCTCGCCGTTCGTGTATCGTATCGACTTGACGAGATCCGTGACCTCTGGATGCCTTGTGTCCGTAAACATCGACGCCAGCCTTCGGAACGACTTCTTGCTCGTGCGCACCTGATGTGCCGTGTGCAGTATCTTCTCGCCATTTACCACAAGCCCGAAAAACTCACGTGCCTCAAGGCAGACGTTCTTGCCGTTTTGCCGTGGCAAGCTGAGTCCCGCTGATGTGACGTTGTATCTGCCAGCCTCGTCCCGACCGAGCCAGCAATCGAGCACAAGCTCCTGCCATTCGTCAAGCTGATAACCGTATTCAGCCATTAAAACAGCCGCATCGGTTCCGTCTGTTGACGTCCTTTGCGGCTCGACCTTTATGCGCGGTTCCTGACTTCCTCTCATGGCTTGTTGTGTTTATTCCGTATCGTATCAAGTACGGTCTGCGGCCTGATGTCGGGAACGGCCGCTTCCTGTATTTCCTCGGGAGGCAGCGTGTCAAGTATTCGGTTCATGCCTTGCATATATGCTTTCCACAAAGCCTCGTAGCCCTTGAACGCGGGATTTTCTCTGATGCCCTTCTGTCCGCCGCCGTTGTCATACGGCACGACGATGTTGCTGTTCTTTATCAGTTGCCGAGAGTCGTCCAGCTTTGCCCGCATCCACGACACGTTCTCGATTATCGGCGCAAGCGTCTGCATACGCCTCTCGGATATGCCCGCGTCGTTTAATATGGCTGTTATTCTGTCATGTTCTGCATCGGCACGAGCCTTGAGGTCTGCTTCTGCCATTTTTCCATACTCCTATCGTAATACCGCAAGTCCTTATATAAACGCTTCAGATACTTGCCGTAGTCGCTTCTTAGATTGTGGCTTGCGGTCTTGCGGAGCGCGGTCTCGACACGATGGATCTCGTTTATCAGCTCGTCTCTATTCATCGAGAAGCACCGCCTTCTCGCCTGTCAGATTTTCCCATCGTTCAATAATAACGTCGATGTATCTCGGATCGAGTTCGCACATAAAGCATTTTCTGTTTAACTGTTCACAGGCTATTAGTGTGCTACCACTACCACCGAAGAGGTCAACAATATCCTGCCCTTCCTTGCTATATCGGTCTAAAAACCATCCTGCAAGCTTTATCGGCTTTTGTGTCGGATGATATCTCTTGTGGTCAAACTCCTGCTCTGTTCCGAAAACACCTGCCCACTTTACCCTTGCAATGTCCCTCTTATGCTTTTTCTTGCTCCAACATAACTCAAAGCAAGAGCCATACATTTTATCACTTGAATAATCCTCTGCGATATCATCATTTCCGTTTGCTCTTTTATCCCACACAATCCAAGAGCCATCATTCTTGTTTGGCAACAACTCCGCAAAATAGTCTGCTCCCCACAAGAACATTTCGTCTGCATCTATCGCAAGTACGGCATCTATCATTTCGGGATGAAATTCATCCACCTTGCCCTGCTCATATTTCTTGCCACCTGTGAAACCTTTTTCTTTTGCAAAATCAAGATGGTTCTGCATACCGCTGAAATCAGTGTCAAGGTTCATTCCGTATGGTGGGTCTGTAAACACCATATCAGCCTTTACCCCATCCATAAGCCTATCAATGACATTCACATCCGTGCTGTCGCCGCAAATAAGCCTATGACGCCCGAGCTGATAAAGGTCTCCGAGTTTCGCTTTCGGTTCTGTCGGCAGCTCAGGAATATCATCCTCGTCGTCGGTGATTTCGGGTTCGACCTCAAACTCGAACCCCGTCAGCTCAGTATCGAACCCAAGCTCGTCAAGTTCCGCAAGCTCGCCCATAACGAGCTCCATATCCCACTCGCCAAGCTCGCTGAGCCGATTGTCCGCGAGGATGTACGCCTTTCGCTGTGCATCGGTCAAGCCTTCGACGAACAGGCACGGCACCTCGTCCATCTGCAGCTTCTTCGCCGCAAGGATGCGCCCGTGCCCCGCAATTACGTTATACGAGGCATCGATCAGCACGGGGTTCAGAAACCCGAACTCGCGTATGCTGGACGCGATCTTCGTAACCTGACTGTCGCTGTGCTGCTTTGCGTTGTTCACATAGGGTATCAGTTTATCGACCGCCACCCGTGTATACTCAGTTGCTTTTCCCATGTTCACCTCATTCTTTCATACCACCCTGCAAACTTCGCGCCTCAATTCGGGGGTATCGGCGCT